GCCTTTGCTGATGCGGGGGTCCGGGCCTGGCATGTACGCGATGCCGAGGCAGAACCTTTGCGGCTCGTCGGCCATGCGCCCCCCAATCCGGTAGAATTGTGGGATGGCGTCACAAGAATCATGGTCAGGGCAGTTGACAAGGCGCATCGCCACACAAGTCCGCGAGCACCGTAAGGCTCGGAAGTGGTCCGCTCAGCGCCTGTCGGACGCCTGTGCCGAGTTGGGTATGGAGTTCCCCCGGTCAACCCTGGCCGATCTCGAAACCGGGCGCCGCAGTCACATCAGCGTGGCCGAGTTCCTGGTCCTGGCTAGAGCCCTTGACGTTGGCCCTATCGACCTGCTGATGCGACCCGAACGGGACGAGGCGGTCGAGTTGCTGCCCGGAACCTCACTGTCCGCTGCAGATGCGGCGGACTGGTTCTGCTCGGGAATGGAGGCGCCGACCCTCGCGGCGATCCGCCACAAGGCAGCCGAGTTGTCGCGCCTGCTCGGATGTGAGGCATAGTGCCTTTCACCTACGAGTGCGCAGGCTGCGGGAAGCCGGTCATCACCAAGATGCGGAAGCATTCGCGCGTGTTCTGTACCCGCGAGTGTTACCAGCAGGCCAGCATCAAGCATCCCGACCGCGAATGCGCCGGATGCGGGCGGATGTTCAACCCCAGGAGGGGCAGCCGCTCGGGATCCCGCCTCGGCACCCCTAACCGGTCGTACTGCACGTACGAGTGCTGGACCGCCAGTGTGATCACCAAGGAGTGCCACTTCTGCGGCAGCGAGTTCCAGGCCAAGGCGTTCGGTGAGCACAACTACCGGTTCTGCTCGGATGAGTGCAAGAGACTCGGGGGACGGCACGCCAGCTGCGAACGATGCGGCAAGAGCTTCCCCGTACAGAAGCCGTTCAAGCGGCGGTTCTGCTCCGAGGAGTGCCGCCGACCGCCCGTCTACATCACATGCCGCAACTGCAAGCGGACCGTCCGGGTAATTCCGTTCTATGCCGAGAACGGGCGCCAGTTCTGCACGGTCGCCTGCTACCGCAGGTTCAACGGGGAGACCCGGCTGGAGGCACGCATCCGCTGCGCGCTGGATACCCTCGGCGTCGAGTTCGAGCAGGAGTATGCAGTCGGCAAGTGGAGCATCGACTTCGCGAATGCCCGCCATCGCATCGCCATCGAAGCGGATGGCGACTACTGGCACTCGCTCACTGCCGAGCGGGATGCCAGGCGAGACGAGCACCTTACGCGCGCTGGCTGGCGCGTCGTCCGGCTAGGGGAAAGCGAGGTGAACAGCACTCGCGATCTCGGCGCGTTCATCCTTGACCGCCTGCGTGCAGCCACCGGGCTCGACTCTGCCGACCTCGCGTCACCTGCCGGCGGCCCGGCGCGCGTGCTCATCGACGGCCACAGCCGGCCGGCGTTTCACCTTAACCATGTCCGGGTCGGCCACATCCGGAAGTCCGGCCCCGTGGAGGGGCAACTCCCCTTGTGGGGCGATGGCGCGGCCTAGCTAGTCCAGCAGGTAAGCAGCGAAGTACGACGCCGGGACGTCGCTAGCCAAGTACAAAGCGCACATGCAATTTCGATGCGCTAGGTAAGTTGGCACGTCCTGCGGTGCATAGGGACTCCCGGCCTGGTTGTCCAAACAGGTCGGACAAGGATTTCCGCCTTCGCACGTCCAGTTGATCATCGCGAGGCCCGGCTCGGTCGGCGGTGCTGGCGGCGCGGGCGGGGGCACTGGCCCGGCCTCCGGCGGCGGCGCTGACGGCCCTGGAGCCGTTGGCGCCGGGGAACCTGTAAACAGCCGGCCGATGAGCCTCGTCAGCCCGGCCCCGGCAGCCGTCCACAGCGCGTTAGCAAGCCAGGACTTCACCGGGCTCACGTCGGGCCCCGTCACGGCATCGGACACCGCGCCAGCCATCTCGTCGTCGCTGGAGTCGCGCTCAGCGCCGTCCGCGAGCACCACGGACACGCTCGCCGCGGTGGCCTCCAGGATGGCCTGGGCGGTCTCCTGCGCCTTCTCGCTGACCTGCGGGTCACCCTGGAGCGCCGCGGCGGCGGCGGTGAAGGCAGCGGCGACGGAGAAGTCCTTGACGCCCTGCCGGTCAGCGGCGACCGCGAGGGAATCAGCCTCGCCTTCGGCCATCCCGTCGCGGATGGCGTCCTCGATCGCGGCGACGAGAGCCGTCCAGCCCTTCCGCTGCTGGAGCGCGGCCAGCCAGGCGAGGGCGGCGTCCCGGCCGCGGTCTTTCCACCATGGCCGGCTGGGGTCGGAGAGCTTGGCGACCTGGCCGATGTCGGCTTTGAACTGGCGGACGAGGGCGGCCGGGCTCAGGGTGGCGGCGAGGTCGTTCCACGCGGCGAGGACGGCCCGCTCGTGCGTGGCGAGGAGCCTAGTCCGGCGTTCGTGGGTTCTGGCCCAGATGCCGGTCCAGTCGTCCGGGTCACCGGCTTTTGGGAGTGCGGTGCTACCACCGGCCTTGGCGACCGCCCCCTCATCAGCAGCCGCCGGGCCGCACGTGCACCCGGCCGCACCGCCGCAGCATCCGCCCTGGCAGCACTCCGCGCCGCAGCAGTCCGGGGCGGCACCGAGAGCGGCCATCACCGCGTCGATGTCCGCTAGCAACTCAGAACGCACCGCAGGGTTGCCGGGGAGGTCGGCCGGGTCCCACCAGGCGATCGTCTCCGTGCCGTCCACGTCGCCGTCCGGGTCGGAACCTAGCTGGCGGTCGAAGATGTCAAGGTCCGACTCGCGGGCGATGGTGTAGACGAACCCCTGGTAGATGCCGTCAGGGCTTGTCCAGGTGCCGGTCCACTCGCCGTCAACGACGGGCAGGCCGGTCTCTTCCTGCCACTCGCGCAAAGCTGCGGCGCGGGCCGACTCGCCCTGTTCGAGATGACCGCCCGGCATCTCGAACTTGCCAGCGGCAGGGTCGGCCATCAGTCACCTCGCGTGGGACGATGGCGGGCATGAGCGATGACGAGGAGCTTGCCGCATTCCTGGCTGCCCGGCTGGACGAGAAAGAGGCTACGGCGAGCCATGTCGGCCCCGCCCATGTCGCGTGGCTCACCCTCTGCGGCAGTGACGGCCAGTTGCTCTACACCACCGTCGCGGCGACTAGCGGGGACAGTGAGGACGTCTGGGTGGCGGGCGGGAAGGTGCTTCCCGAGCCCGCGTTCGTCCGTGTCGTGTACGACCCGGAGCGGGCACTGCGCGAGGTCGCAGCTGACCGCACGCTGCTGCGCGAGCGCGAGCGACTGGCTCACAGGCGCGAAGCCCTCGCGGCGAACCGCCGCGCCTCGGAGCGCTGGACGCCCCACACCGCTCCCGGCTACCCGTCCGCATACGACATGCAGCGCGAAGGGTTCGCCCTGGAAGCCCTGGAGCACTTCCTGTTTGGCCTGATCAGGGTAAGAGCCGCCGCCTGGAGCGACCATCCGGGCTACCGCCAGCACTGGTCGCCGCACGCGAGCATCCTCTAACCCTCTGGCTCTACCGCCCGCTGGAGCATCAGCACCCGCCCCGTATCCGCAGCGAGGACAGCGAGCCCGGCAACGGCCACCTCGCCCGCGGCCTTGCGGACGGCGAGGCGTCCCGCGTCGTTGAGGTTGTGACCGCACACGCGCTCAACGGCGCGGAACTCGAAGTCCCGCCACTCACCCGAACGGCGGCGGGCACGCTCGAACCGGCGGAACGCGGCCATCTCCTTAGCCACCTGCGCGGCCTGGTCCGGCTCGTCGTCCTCGTCATCGAGGTCGTAGGAGTAGACACCCGACTCCGCCGTGATGCCCGCGCCGCCTTCGCCTTCCTTCGCGACCGGCATCGTGGACTGCGTTTCGGTCTTCGGCGGGATCGCCGACGGCCCGTAAATCTCCTCCGCCAGCGGCTGCCCGTACAACGGCGGGTTCGGCTGCACCCCCGGCGCCTCGGTGAACACCTGGTGCGGCAGCGGCGCCCCGGCAGCGGGCGCGGAGGTCTGCGGGTCGATCTCCCCCGCAACAGCCTCCAGCGACGAGATGGGGATCGGCCCGGCGCGCTCGGTGAAGAACACCCGCGGGACCGGCTGCGCGTCTACCAGGCCGTACCGCATCTCCCGGATCTCCGACGGGCCGACGACACCGCGGTCCATGTACCGCTGGTCCGCCTCAGCCTGCGCGGCCTGGTCGACCTGCTCTTCCCCGCGGTCGAACTCGTGCCGCAGCGGCAGGCCCAGGTCGTCCTGGAGGAACGCGGAGAGGATGCCCTCGACGTGCTCCATCAAAGGCAGGTCGCCTACGCGGTGCTGAACGTCCGCCTGAGATTCCCCGCTACTCCTATTGACATTCTCAGTGAATCCGATGTCGCTAGGCACGACATGGAAACTTGCGCATGTTTTACGCATCAAGAACAGCGAGAAGACGTCCGAGAAGTCCTTCTCGTTGGACCACTCGAACTTGCTGCCCGGCGGCATCCAGCGGATCTGGTGCTTCCGCGACTGGTCACCGTACATCATCGCGTCCCAGTAGTTCTGGAACTGCTCGATCTGCTCCGGTGACCACGAGTCCGGCGACGCGGCGAACGCGGCGGGCAGGTTCCCTTGAGTAAAACGCTCAAGAAAGTAGAGCTGGAACCTGATATCTGTGTTGGCATTAAGAATGATGCTCTCGATCGGCGCATGGCCGTAAGGCGAGTTCGGGCGCGGCCGGAACGGCTCGTAAATTATGTCGTCCCTGGTCAGCCAGTTCCACGGCAGGCCGTTGACGTACTGGACGTACGCTTCGGCGGGCGGCTGCGGCGGGTTACCCCAGTAATCCAATAGCGGGGCAACCGTAGTGCCGTCCACAACGGACAGGCCGACCGCCCGGCCAGCCCTGTTACGCAGCCGGTACAGCGTCCCCGCGTCGTAAGCCAGCACGTCATACAGATACTTCGCGAGCCACGTCTTGAAGGAATTGATCCGGTCCGGCTTCCGCAACGCGGCGAGCCCGATGGGAACAGCGCCGGTCACGTCACCCTGGTAATGCTCGGCCGGCAGCAATTTCCAGTCAAGGCTCCGGATCGAGTCGATGCGATGCCAGATGCAAATGGATGCAATGTCGTAAGACTGGATGAGTCCCTGGAGTGTCCCGAATGAGACGGCCTCGTGGGTGCGCGGCCGGGTGGCGATGTTGTAGCCGGTGATGAAGTTGAGGGCGCGCGGGTGCCGGTCGTACCCGTCGTACGGGCCGATCGGCGTCCCCGGGGAGAACGGGGACGCGGGGGTCATCTGGGCGGCTTCTTCGCCCTGCCGGAACTGCTCGGGCACGCTGGTGCCGAACGTCTTTGCCACCCGGGTGAGAGTGTCGCCGATCCTGGTCCGGACGCCCACTAGCCCACCTCGCATGCTCGGGGGTCAGGCGTCAGCGGACGGGAAAAATGGTGATGTAGGTCACCATGAAGTCAGGCCCATGCGCCGGCGGCGAACGCGGCGTTACGTGCCTGCCTGCGTGCCTCAGCCGGGTCCGCGGGCTCTGGCGGTTCGGGGGCGGGCTGGTGGCCGTTCACGCGCGGTTCCGGGGCGGTGCTGGCGGCGGCTTCCTCAGCTTTGCGTTTCGCCCACGCGATCCACGCCTGCGCGCCGTTCCCGTCCAAGAGCAGCTCCGCGAGGGCCTGGGACATGGCGTCGATCTGGTCATCGTGCGCCGCGTTCGGGAACCCGGCGGCCTCGTCTATGAAGGACTCCGGGTCGAACAGCGCGATCTCCGGCGACGGCAGGAACACGTTGCCCGCCTCGATGAACGGGGCGACGGCGTTAGCGCGGGCGTACTTCGATTCCTTCGGCGTCACCGCGACGATGCCGGGGATCTTGGACTTGAGGCTGTCGATGACAGCGGTGCCGTTCGCCTTGTCCTCAACGAGCTTGCGCGCGGCCTGCGGCCAGCGTGCGACCATGGCGGCGAACGCGGTCATCGTGTCGGTGAACGACAGCCGCTTGTGCACCTGGTCGAGCAGGTAGACGTCAGCGCCGCGGCGGGCGAGCACCTGGCCGACCACGTAGTCACTGGATTTGGTGTCCTTGAATGCCATGTCCCACGACATGACGATCTCGTCGGCCTCGTGGACGACGTAGGCGTCAGGCCTGTCCGGGTGCTGCGACCACAGCGGCACCGAGTAGCGGCGCCACCAGTGACGCTGCCACACGTTCCCCGCATCGGGAGACGGCCGGCCCTGGTAGAGGGCGGCGAACACGCGGCTTCCGGCCTGGATGCGGATCTGCTCCCACTCGGCCACCGTCCGGCCCCGTGCTGAGGTGAGCCATTCGCCGGGTTCGCGGCCCAGCGGGTCGGACTGGCCTTTGGCGGGGTCGTGGTCGGCGAGGGCGGGGATGTTGATGACGCGCCAGCGGTGGCCGTCCTCGGCTTCCAGCAGCCGGCCGGCGAGGTCGGATTCGTGCCAGCGGGTGAGCACGACAATCGCCGGCGATCCGGGGGCGAGACGGGGAGCGCCGACGCTCTGCCACCAGTCCCAGACGCGATCCCGGTAGTAGGCGCTTCCAGCCTGCTCGGCGTCGGCGAACGGGTCATCGATGGTCAGCGCTTCAAGCGCACGTCCGGTCAGGCCTGATCCGATGCCGACGCACACGACGCCGCCGCGGTGGCCGTCGAGCTGCCAGCGTTTGGCGGAGCCGTAGTCACGGGCGATGCGGAGGCCGATGTCGAGCGTGCCCTCAGTGCCGTCGTAGCTGCTGATCGTGTTGCGGATCTCGCGGCCGAAACCCTCGGCGAGGGCCTGCGCGTAGGATGCGATGCCGAGCCGCCGGTCCGGGTTGCGGGTCAGCGCCCACAGCGCGCCGATCTTCGTGACGCGGCTCGTCTTGCCTTCCTGGGGCGGCATCGAGATGACCAGCCGCGCGCCGCGCGTGGTGTACGCCCAGACCAGCGCCTCGTCTATCAGGTCAAGCGCCGGGGTCTGCACCGTCGTAGGGTCGATTGCCCTCGCCAGTTCGCCCGGCGTCTCCCATTCGGACGCTGTGCCGCGCGGGGGGTCGAGCCGGTCGGCGAGCACCGCCGCGAAACTAGCCACGGCAGCCTGCTAGCTGACGGCCCTCAGGTGACGGCCGAGCCGGGCCTGCGCCTCCTGCTGCTTGTCTGCGGGCAGCCCCATCTCCCGGAGCGTCGCGGACAGCGCGTCGGCGACCATCGCGGCCTGCGCCTCGGTGACTTTCGCCATGCGCTCCTCAATGTTCAGCTTGGCGATGTCCACGAGGAACTTCCCGCACCGGTCCAGTGCCCGTTCCCACAGTGCGACCTCGGCGCGTAGCTGCTCGCCGCCGACCTCGGTCTCATACCGCAGCGAGGTCAGGGCGTTGACTTTCCCGGCGAGCATGTCTTTCCATGCCACGACCTCGCCGGCGATGGCCGACAGGGCGGCGAGCGGGTCCGTGACGGGGGCCACGCCGATGCGGGCAAGCTCGGCGCGGGCCTGCTCCTTCGCCGCATTGAGCGACTGGTCGCGGGTGCTGCCACCGTGGAGTTTGCAGCGGCCGACGCCGAAGTGGTCGGTGCCCCAGCCTGCAGGGCGTTTGCAGGTCCCTTCGCCCTGGCGCTTGCGGGCTCCGCAGTATGCTGCCACTGTCACGACCCTCCCGCGAACCCGCGGCTGTCATGATCGTCAGGCGACATGACGCCAGGAGCGCCCCTCTGCTATGGCCCGGATGGTGCCGCGTCCGACCCCGAAGTCCGGGGCGATCATCGTCGGGGTCTCGCCTGCCGCGAGGCGCTGGCGGATGAGCCGGACCTTCTCGGGGTCTAGCCGTGACCACGGGATTCCAGTGCCACGTCGCCAGCGCTCAGGGTGAGTCTTTGACCCGTGGCGCTCACCGCGAGCAGCCAGCCCAGGATTTATGCGGAACGGATGACTGTCGCCCCGGTGGCCCGAACCCGGCTTGGGGATGCGGTAGCGGTCGGGATAGCGGGTCGCTCCGGCGCGCTTCCGCTCGCCCATCTCCTGCATGTTTTCCTGGTGGGTACCCCAGTGCAGGTGATCCGGGGCGACACAGGCCGTGTTGTCGCAAGAGTGGCACGGCTCCATGCCGGACGCGTCACCCTTGGTGGCAACCATCACCCATCGCGCTACGCTGTGGCGCTGGCCGCCGATCACTAGGCGCGGATATGCCCGCCTAGCGTCCGGTGCACGATTGGCCCACGATCCGTACCGCCAGATCCAGCAGCCTTCCGGGGTCACTTCGCATACCGAGCGGACCTGATCTATCAGCCTGGCCAGATTCCACTTCACTAGGCCATTCTAGCGCATTGTCACGTCTCGGACCCGCGTCCAGGCGGGACACGTGCTACGATTGCAGCCATGGATCGGTGCCCGACGTGCCACGCGCCGCTGCCGCCGCCGAAGGTGTGCCCTGGCTGCGGTGAGACGTTCTACCGCACTGAGGCCGGGCGTTCCGATACCGAGTGCTGTTCGCAGCGGTGCTCGGCCAGGGTGCGCAAGCGCAGGCAACGACAGAGAGAAGGCGGTCAGTAATGGCGCGCAGCGACCTAGAGCAGATCCGCAGGGCCATGTACAAGGGACAGCGGGCGATCGGGGATTTCCAGGCGGCCCGGCGCGGCCCGGATGTGCTGGCGAAGCGTCTCGTCCGCCGTGACCTCACCCGGGCGTTCTTCCGGGTGCTGCGGCAGTTCGGGAAGTGAACGCGCGTAGTGTGACGTACGCCATCATGGCCCCGCGTGGGCTGCCGTCCGGCACCTGACCTAAGAGACGACAGGACTAGAATCCGGGGCTGGCGCCTTCTCCATGAGATCCCGGTTCCGGGCCTCATCGGTTGGCTCGCACCGGGCGAGCCACATCTCTCACTCATCGAGCTTGGCCGCGGTGAGGGACCGCTCGCGGGACGGCTTGTGCTCGTCCAGCAGCTCGCGCATCCGCTGGAAGTGGTAGGCGGGGTTCATCACCTGCTTATTCTAGCAGGTCAGGCGGCCTCGTCCCCGTCGTCGTCACTGCCGTCGTCACCCGGCGCGGGGATGTCCGGCTCATCGTCATCCGGGCAATCACACTCGCCCACCGGACGCATGCACAGCGAGTGAACCCGGACACGGGCCATCACGCGGCTTCCTCGCCCCGGCCGTACCCCTGGAACCTGTGCTTGCACTTGGCCACGTCCAGCGCCCGGTACACGGGAAGCCCGTCCTCGTTCAGCCCAGCGCGGTCGAGGTGCTTACGGCGCTCCCACGTCCGTATCCGCTCGACATCCACGCCCGCCACCTCAGCAGACTGCGCCCGCGTCAGGAGCATGTCCGGGCTCGTGATGACGACCAAGGACACACCTCCGGGCGCGGAAAATGCCCCCCGCCGCCAGGGAAAGGCGCGGAGGGCATACGTGTTCTGGTGTTAAGGGTGGGACTGCCCACCCGAAAAGTCAAGTCACGCCGCCGTGTCGAGCGCGGCGAGTTCCTCCCGCGTCATGCGCCGGTTGCAATCCTCGTTCACGCAACGGATGTAATCCTCGCCGTCACGCGCCCACAGCGTGAACAGGCGGCAGCGGGGACACGGCTTCTTGACATGCTTGTCGACCTGCCCGGCGCGGGCCTTCTCCTGCATCTCCCGGTGCCAGCGGCGGACCTCCCGGCCGAACTCCAGCCCGGAATCCGGATGGGTGATGCACTTATCGAAATGGAACACCAGCCACGCCGTGATAGTGGTGATCTCCGTGGCGAGGTAACCGCGGTGCGGTTTCGGGTCCTCGCGCATCCCGGCCGCCGCGAGGACCACCGGGCGGAACACCGACTCCCAACTGCGGAGCCACTCGCCGAGTTCCTCCAGGTCGTCCATGCGGCTCGACGGGGACGGCTGCGCCTTGCTGCCGGACACCTTCCCGGCCTTGTCGTCGCCGCGGTCGTTCGGGCTGGGCGGCAGCGCAGCAAGGATAGCAGCGGCATCGTCGATCTGGCTGAGCTGCTCGTGGAGCCGGGACTTGCACCGGGGGCACCACGGGTCACCGTAAACCGGGTACACCTCGGGGGGAGGCGGGCGGGACTGATCAGCGTCAAGGGGATCGTACGCCGCGAGGTCTCTGCGGTATTCGGCGTCCGCCTTGCGCCACCGGGAATTGCACGGGCCATCACAGGGAACCTCGCCGCTCATGGCGCTTATTGTGGCGCACCGCCATCAGTGGTGTGTACGGGGTACGATGGTCCCGGTGTCAGGCATCGGCGTCCTCCTCTAGCCGGGCGACACTCAGCGGTCCCGGGCCTTGATGCAACTCAAGCCACGTCGGCTCCTCGTCGCTGCTGTCGCGCTGATCAGACCTCGCGTGATCATCGCGTCGCTCGGCGATCCTGGCCAGCTGCCAGAGAAGCTCCTGGGCTGTGCCGAACGCGGCGGTAACCGCAAAGTAAGGATCGTCCTCGTCCGCGTAGTTGCGGATAGCGTCGG